ATTGTATACCCTCGGTGCCTCCCATAATTCTTTCTAAGTCTTCTTGTTTATATATCTGACTCATAGCTCGTACAATGTCATATTGAATGTCAGACAGCACAGGCTGCCCCAAATAATCTGGAGACTCTACAAACTCTTTAACATCTACAGGAATTTCTTTAAATTGATCATCCTGCAGAGCCTCCATAAAATCGTCAAACATTAGCTATCCTCTTTATGAACTATTGTGACGGCTTCACCTTCATCCGAAACCTCTGAAAGCCTCTTCATAATTTGATCACGGATTTCTGGATAGTCACTTGCAATATCTTTAAGAATATTAATTAGTACTTGCTGCCTTTCCTCAATCTCAACCATCTCCTCTGCTAGCTCTTTGTTCTCCAACAAGCCTGCCTTTTGTAGCATGTCAATTCTTCTAGACTCTAAGTCCATTACGATCTTGATTCCGCCACTCTTTGCGTTTAGGTTGCCCGTAGTGGTGGCTTCGTCAATAACTTCATACGCCTTATTGATAAGTCTGCTGTAGTGGCTGTCGGCTGCCGCCAAGGCCTCTTTTGCCCTTGCCCTGATAGCGGCATTGTCTGATGCCATTGCCTTCCATTCGTTTAGGTAGGTCATTACTTTCTGCCTTGGAATAGACAGCTCCTTAGAGATGGTCGTAGGGTCATTACCCTTTAGATATTCTCCGACAACCTCGTTAACCTTATCTAAATGGTCTACTAAATCTTTTTCGGTACTCATACTTTCTTGTATCGCTTTCTTGGTATACGTTTAATTCTATCAAACTTAAAAGATCTTTGGCAGCCTGATTGGGGTCCGCCCTTGCCCCTGTGCAGTTCAAAGCAGTCTATCCACTGGGCACCAGTTTCTTTATTAGTAACTACGCTGTGAAACTTAAACTTCATACCGTACTCACCAGACACCTTAAACAAATCTCCTGGCTTTAGGGTATCGTTGATGTGATCAAATGCATACTCGTATGTACGCTCAAACTTTGTTTCTGCCAATACTACTTTTTTACGCCTGCCCATGTCTCTCCTTAGCGATTTTTAACAATACTAAATATCCAATTAAGTCATCAATGTCGTTGTCTCCAGGGTAGTCTGTTCCCCTGGCAAACCGAGATAGCTTATCGTCAATACGCACTAGCAACTGTTCTATAGCGTTTGACTTTGAAAATATACGCACGGGGTCTAGTGCAGAATCGCCATATGCTACATTCTTTGCTTGTAGCATTCCGCTGATATCTGTGCATACCCTCACGATATCGTTTTGTGTTGTCATCTTCTAGATTTCCTCAATCCAAATTTTGCAAGGTATACATATATTGTTTCTAGACTTGCCCCAGATTCTTTTGCAATTTCCTGCGGAGTCTTCCTGTCAACCAAGTATCTCTTGCGAAGCCAACTTTCTGATTTATATAGTTTACCAGCCATCTCTCTCCTTGTCAAACCTTTTCAATCTTTACCCAGTTATGAAATGCATAGTGACCAACACCAATAGCGTCTGCTACATCATTGTCTTCTATTTCAATATCATAATAAGTATTAACAAACTTAATAGTCTTGAGTTTTCTCTGCTCTCTCTCAAGTTTTTTATAAAATGCTTTTGATTTTCCAGGATTTTCGTCTACTATTTTTTTACGATCTTCAAGCTTGAGCTTTCCATTTCCTATAAATGTTTGCCAGGTTATTGGATTGATCGAGCCTGCTGTCTTGATGCCGCTCCTACCAGCGGAGCCTAGCAGTGCACCCTGCACCATAGAAAGCTCTGACATGGTCTTGGGGCTGTTCATAAAGACGGAATGCTCAATCACTATGGCGTCTATATCAAAGTGCTCTAAAAGCGATCCTGTCTTGCGTGAGGCGTCTGCAATTTTTTCGTATATGTTCTTGCCAGTAAACTCAATCTTCCCATATCTAACCAATTCTTTTTTGTTAAATATTGCAAAGGCTAAGCTGTTGGTGCTTGCATCAATAGAACATATCTTATCTGGCCTAAGGGCCTCATTTATCTTCATCAAACAAATCTTTCAAATCTTTAAGGGCATCCTTAACCTCTTTAGGATTAACTAAACAGCTATGACATAGCTGCTCATCATTATAAACAGACAAAGGCTTTTTACAAGACTTACAAAGCTTTGGCTTAGAACGTCTTTGATCTCTGCGTTTTTGCAGGTAGCGTTGATTTATTTTTTCTCTAGTTGCAGCTTGTCTGCAATCAGGAGAGCAATAGATCTGATAAGACACTCTGGCCTCAAAAGAACTATCGCACCATTCACAATGCTTGTTTTTCATCTAGCGGCTCCAATGAACTGATTTTAATATCTCCCTTACCAGCTTCACTGCAAACCGCACTTAGTGGACAAGTTTTGCAAATCTTTGAATTAGACCTATAGTTCTTCTCTGGGAGCGTTTTGTCCTCCCAGGCTTTACGAACTGTTTTCATCCAATCAAAGGCCTGGCCTACCCACCTAACATGATAATCATTTGCCTGTACGGGAATGATTAGCAAGTCATGGTTATTTTTATTCTCGTATATTAAAACTGCTTTGGTCTTATTAAGAATACGCATGTAGATTAACAGCTGTATTAAGTGACCTAGCTTTGCCTTGCCCGTTTTCTTACGGTACTCAAAGCCCTCCATTGGCATTGTCTTAATCTCTCCCAGAAGGTCTTCGCCCTCCCAATCTAAGATTACATCTCCATATCCAAAAATTGGAGGATCGCTCCAGGTAACCTTAAACTCGGCATCTTTTAAGATACCAGCATCTTCCATGGCCTTCTGGATTCGTTCGTGAGACAAAGTACCATTAGTCATATTGGCCCCTGCATACGCATCTGCGTTATCTTCGAAAGTCCCGCCTTCAAATGCTAGGTACCAATACCTTGGGCATTCGCCGTGAGAAAATGCAATCGTGCTTGGTGCAAACGTTTTCTTTTGCTGATGTCTTGGACCACGCTTTGCGATGTATCCGTGCTGAATCTTTTCAACAAGGGCATCAGTGTCTACAATTTTTTTAATCTCAGCATCTTTTTCTGCTTTAATCATTATTTCATTAAGTAAGTTTTTAGCCATCATATTATCGGGTAATGTACTTGAGTGCTGACACCAAACTATTGATGGAGTCTGCTGCTGTATAGTACAAGTTTTTCTTAGCCCTGTCTCCTTTATCTACATTAGCCATCCATGTGGCTTTGAAGCTCATCTTTGCAGCGATAGCCTGTAGCCTTACAATTTCTACCGTTGCGATGTTCATAGGGATATCTGGCTTTACGATTAGCTTTGCCACCATTGTAAGTGCTGCAGTTAGCTCTTCGTCCTCCATGTAATCTGCAATTTCAGATAAACCATTTATTTGTTCGATTGTCGTTTGTTCTTTCTGCGTTTCTTCCACCATACTATTATACACCACCCTAGGCGTTAGTCATGTCAGTTGTAGCAATTGCTTTAGTTGATTTAGACCACTTGCCACAGTCTAGACATAGGTGACGTTGATAAGTTCCAGTAGTTCCTACAGAAATACCCTTGGCCTCTAGGTTATGCGATCCGCAGGCAACGCATGCCCCCTCTAGCATATCGTACGCTGCAATGTTAGGTCCATCTGCCCATGGCAGCAAAATGTCGTAAAGGTCGACAAGCAGGTCTACGTCCTGAATCTGATACTTTTTCATTTCTACCCATGCCTTCTTGTCGTTGTCCATGCACTTGAGCCATAGATCAAATCCTGAGTGCTTGACCTTGGACCCTACTCCTAGTGCCTGTGCAACATAATCTAGCTTGTTACTAGGGAATTTAAAATTTGACTTGACCACTGACATAAGATCTAGGTCTTTTGTAGGTGACGGTGGAGTAAATCCTGCCTCTAAAAACTCTCTTAAAATGTGCTTGTGATCAAATGCGGCTGAGTTCCAGCCAACCAGAACGTCCGCTTCATCCATAAGGCCATACAAGTGCTCTAGCATTTCTTCTTTGCCGTGGTGATGAACAGACTTAAAGTGAACCTTTTTCTGCCCTGCCCACCTTGCACCAAAGCACATCATTTCTGTTGGTTTGATTATTTGATTAATTCCAATGTTTTGATCCCAGAGTCCCCAGGTATACACCTGCATTGGTGTTGTTTCAATATCTAAAAATAAAGTTTTCATTTCTTTTCCAAATCTTCTATCATTTGCTCTAGCAAACTAAGCTCTATCACTGCTAGCCTAGTCTTTTGGTTGTCTTCTCCTAACACCAGGACGAGTGCAGGATCTGCGTTAGACTTCATTGCATCCGTAACAGCCTTAGCCCATATCTCCTGATTGACTGTAATACCCTTCGGATATTCCTTAAAGTCAACTACGAAGTTGTGCCAAGTGGCATCGCCCTTCTTAGTGTTTCTGCCTGAGTTTTTATGTTGTTTGGCTCCTATTCGTTTACTTTCGTTTCTCTCACTCAATTCTACCCCCTTACCTTCTTTGTGTCAAGGGAAACCTCCGAAAGGTGTTTCTCTGGGCACATCCAGGTAAGCAGATTATCTGAGGTGTAATGCCTTAAACTAGTTACGACGACTCCGCATGTGTGACATGGAAAAGAGCCGTGGTGTACGTTATACTTGCCCAAAGACCTTCTCCTTTAGATTCTTTTGAAAGTCTGGGTTGTCTTTTACATACTGCACGAAAGCATCTCTACCCTGCACCTTTTCATCCTCGGTAATCTTATACCAGGCACCAGTTCTTTCTACAAAGCCAGACATCTCTGCGGTGTCCACAAGATCTGCAATCTCGTCTACTCCGATGTTGTCGCCCTTAAAGTAGAAGTCATACTCTCCTGATTGAAACCCTGGAGAAGTCTTTGAGAACTGAAGCTCCCAGCGGATCTTACGACCAATCTTTTCTTCGATGAGCTTGTCTCCTGACTTAATCTTGCCCTTTAGTGCTTGATTATCAGACTCTGAGCTAAACAGTTTAATTACTGTTGATGAGTAAAACTTTGTAGACTGACCACCTGTTGGTTGCTGGCTAGTATACATAGCATTAATGTTATTCCTGGATTGAGATATAGCAATAACCAAAGTTGGCTTTGTTTCATTATTTGCATAGTTAATCATCTTCCATGCGTTACTAAAGTCTCTAGACTCTGCACCGATCTGCTTAGTATTCTCTAGTGCCTTCAATTCGCTAGAGTCTTTCTCAAAATAGATTGCTGGCAACAGGGATGTGATACTGTCAATAACTAGTAGGTCAACTCCAGCCTGCATAAGAGCAACGGCTACATCTACCATTTCGTTAATAGTCTTTGCCTGTGAGTAGATTAGTTTGTCTGTGTCTACCCCTAGCTTTTTAGCCCACTCCTCGTCATAAGACATCTCTGCATCAATCCAGGCACATAGCTTGCCCTCTTTTTGAGCAATACCGATTGTCTGAAGACACATAGAGGATTTAGCACTTGACTTACTTCCCCAAATAAGAACCTGCCTTCCGTATGGCAGGCCACCACCCAATGCCTTGTTTAGGCCAGGACTGGCAGTTGGCTGCTTTTCTGTATGAATGCCAACGCCGTTGGTTAGTCTTTTGCGTAGCTTTGGATCTAGCTGGGCTAACGCTTCTTCTATAGTTGTCAAAGTATATCCTCCAATATAACTGTTCCGTCTTTTGTTTTTGCAAGCTTAAGCTTGTAGGCTTCGCCCTCTTTTATTTTCATATAGGCCTTTGGGAAGGCAGTAGGGAAGACTGTTATCGGTTGAAGATCTCTGTCAGAGTCCGCAACTGTCATCAATGCCATCTTCTTACCAGCCTTTGTCATGCGTTGTTTAAATGCCATGACGTACAGCTCATCCTCTTTAAAGGGAAACTGTCGGTAATTAAGAAATTTAATTAAGGCCGAGTCAGAGTTTCTAATTTCTTCTGATGGTATAGCCTTTAGAATTCTGTTGTCGCTGGCAAGAACGATGTATGACTTTCCAGCCTCAATTGTTGTTTGCTCTTCATCAAAGATGCCAATCATTCCTGTACGATCCAGTATCTCGATTCGGGACCAACCCTTGCCACGCTTAATGTTCTTTACCATGCCCATAAGAATAAACGCACCCTTTTCCTCATACTCGTCTGCCTCATTAATAAAGGCATAATAGTGGCTAGGAACTGTGATATTGAACTCTGGCAAATTTAGATACTCGTACAAGTTCTCTTTAATTTCTTCCTCGTTACGAGGGTTGTCTGGAAACGTAGCGGCTCCAGTTATCCTCAAGGACTCCAGGGACCTTCTTCCTGCGATGTTGCCCTTGGTGGTCGCAAAATCTTCTAGCTCTTTAAACGAACTAAAGGGTCTTGCAGAGATATAAGAACTAGCAACCTTTTCTGAAATAAACTTAATTGCAGAGAGTCCGAACCTAATTCCTTTACCCTCAATCTTAAAGTCCATGTCAGAGTCGTTAACATGTGGCAACCTAATTGGAATCCCCATACGCTTTGCTTCGATCAGATACTCTGTCCTTGCATCCTTGTCTTTCTCATTTTTTAGAATTGAGTACATAAACTCTATAGGGTAGTAGTACTTTAGCCACGCTGTCCAGTACGAGAGAGTTGAGTACGCCACAGCGTGAGACTTATTGAATGAATAACCAGCATGGGCTTCAAAATCAGACCATAGATCGGCAGCAGCGTTAGGAGATAGATACCTTGAAGCACCCTCAACAAACTTGTCCTTAAAAACGTCAAACTCTTTTGCATCCTTCTTCTTTCCAATAATTTTACGGACTTTATCGGCCTCTGCCATAGTCATTCCGCCAAGCTCGGTACATGCCTGCATAACCTGCTCTTGGTACAGAATACATCCGTAAGTTTCTTTTGTTAACTCTTTCATTTGTGTGTGGTGATAGGCAATGTCTTGCTTCCCCTGCTTACGAAGAATGTAGTCCTTGCCGATAGTATTCATGGCACCTGGCCTAACCAATGCGTTAGATGCTGCTAATTCAGCAAAGTTCTTTACACCCATCTTTACAATCAGATTAGTGTAAGGGGTTGCTTCACACTGGAACACACCCTTTGTGTGTCCGTCAGATAGCATCTTGTAAACATTCTTATCATCAGTGTCGATAGACAAAAAGTCGATGTCCTTGCCATGACGATCCTTAATAATTTTCTGTGCGTCTTTCATCACGCTCAAAGTTTTTAGACCCAGGGCATCAATCTTAATAAGGCCAATTCGTTCAGCCTCTTCCATGTCGACAGCTACAACTGGGATTCTTTCTTTTGTTCCTGGAGCATTGCGTGTTTCCATTGGTGCATTTTTAAAGATGGGAGACTTGCTAGTTACCACACCCGCAGCGTGGATGCCTGTTCCTCGAATGCGACCCCTTAGCTGCTCTCCGTATTGTTCAACCTCTGGATACTTCTCTCTAAACCATGCGGTAACTTTAGACGTACAGTATTCGTCCCAAGTATCAAACAGCTTACTAACCTTGTTTACGTCCGCCAAGGGGATGTTTAGAACTCTCGCAAGGTCTCGAATTACCCCCTTGTCTTTAAACGACAAGAAGGTTGCAATAGAGGCGACGTGCCTGTACTGTCTAACAAGATAATCTTTTACTTCGTCACGCCGTGAGTCCTGGATGTCCGTATCAATATCTGGAAAGTCGTTACGCTCTGGATTGATAAACCTAAAGAACAAAAGGTTGTGCTCAATAGGATCTATGTCTGTGATGTCCAGGGCGTAGCAAAGCAACGAGCCAGCTGCAGAACCACGACCTGGTCCTACCATGATGTCATTCTTTTTTGCCCAATTAATCATATTACGAACAACCAAAAAGTAGGGTCCAAAGTTTTTATTCTTAATAACTTCTAGCTCTTCTTCTAGTCTATCCAGATACTCTTGAGAGTTTTCTAGGCCCCTCTTTTTAAGACCAGACAACGCTACCTTACGAAGCTCTTCGTCAGGGTCCTGATACTGTACTGGCAACAGGTCCAAGTGGTCTACAATTTCGTAGTCTTCCACCTTGTCGGCCACCTCATTGGTGTGATCTAAAATATCCTGCCTATCAATTCCCTGATCTAACATAGCAGACCTCACCTCGTCTTCTGACAAAAGGTGAATGTCATACTTGGAAAAGGTAATGTCTCTTTCTCCGTAAAGATAGTCAAGCCGTTCCATTAGATTCTCATACTTTTTAGATTTGTCGTATGTAGAATCTTTCTTAATCTTATTTGAATAGGTGTTCAGGATTAGCTTTAGTTCCTGAATTTCTTTTTGTCCCGTGTGTGCGTGGTGGCAATCGGGAGTAAGGACTGCCTTAACTCCGAACTGATCAGCAAGCTCCAGTAGCTTGTTGTTCATCTCTGGTGGATTGTGTGGCATTACCTCGATATAGTAATCGTCTTTAAACACACGCTTGTGCCACTCAATAATTCTTTTTGCTTCTGCGTACTCTTCTGCCTCTACTGCTTTGGCGAGTGCACCAGAAAGACACCCAGAGGCTACAATTAATCCTTCTGAATATCTTTCTAGTACCTCATAATCTATGCGTGGCTTTTTGAAGAACCCTTCTGTCCACGCAATTTCGTTGAGCTTGTTAAGGTTTTCAAGTCCCTTCTTGTTCTTGGCAAGGATGATGATGTGATTATAGACTAGGTCTAAAGGACCTTCTCTTTTATCAATATCACGACGATCAAAACGATCTTCTGTAATGTAGCCTTCAATTCCAAGAATTGGCTTGATGCCCTTTTCTTTTGCAGCACGATACATCTCACGGTGCCCAGAAAGGGAACCATGATCTGTAATCGCAATTGCATTCATCCCAAGTTCATCCGCACGCTCTACATATTCTGCTGGTGTAGCAATACCATCGAATAGTGAGTAGTGAGTATGAACGTGTAGCCCAACGTATCCCATATACTGTGTTTTTACCAGTCCATATTAGTTGCGGATGATGTGCTTGGTGAGTCAAAGCCTAGATAAAAGGCCTCCTGCTCTGCATATGGAATCTTGCTTAGTGCTGATTCCAGCGGGAATGGCTCGTGACTGCCCCAGTCGAACGGCTCTGTGTCTGGTGCACCTGGAATAAGTGTGTAGCTAGTCTCTGTACCCACCCCATTACGCTTTACCTTCCAGGTAAGATTTGAGATGCTACCAGTTTCTAGTGCATACTCACGTACTGTGTTAAATGGAGACTGCTTACCAACTCCCATTGACCAGATCGCCACGTATGGCTCTTCAACTCCGTCGTCAATCAAAACGTTGCAGTAAAAACGTAGACGAGCCCTCCAGCCTGCCTTAGGGTCTTTACGATGCATTTCTTCGGCCCAGTCACGGCCCTCTGTATCCATTGTGTCTACAGCCTTACGCCTGTAGTCCTTTGGATTTGTGTGCTCTTTTACGACAAGGGCTAGTCCCCTGTCTGCTGAGTAGTTCGGCGAGTCTTCGTCAAGCTCTTCGATAAAACGAATCTTGGCGGCCTGGCCGTCTGCAAGCTTAAGCCACTTGACCCTTGGCTTGCTCTCGTCATATTTTGGCTTATCAAGTAAGTCGTTGATATTTTGTAGCCCTTTGATTACACCCATATATTTTCTCCTATATATCTGTTTGTATTTTGTGTATGTTAGTTTAGCATTGCTTCGATAGTGGTGTCAAATGATACTTGTAACGTTTTGATAACGTCGTCACTCATATCACCTATATCTTTATATTGTTTGTCTAGCTGTACTACGGACACAACTCCGCCTAAAGACTTTTGAAGTCTTTCAGCCATGTGCCCGCCTGCCTCATCATTATCTGCAACAACATAAACATTGTTGAAATATTTTCTGAGTAGGTCTATTTGAAAATTGGAAACCATGGAGCCTAAAGTTGCTACTGCTGGCATTCCGCATTGATCGAGTCTAATCGCATCAAACGATGACTCCACGACGTAAACTTCGTTGGATGTTTTGACACGATGAAAATTAAATAAAACTTTAGACTTTGGTAGCTTGGGGGTATTTTTAAAATCTTTGCCTTCGACAGACCTACCCACGAATCCGACTGGAACACCGTCTGGTGCGTAGATTGGTATTGTTACCATGTCCTGTTTTTCAGAGTACCCCAGGCCAAATTTTTCTACTGACTGCTTAGTTATCTGTCTGCCGTTATAGTAAGACATTGCTCGTTCGGACTGCATCGCCTGTTCGTGGAGCCTTCTTATGGTTGCAATGTCGTAGGGCTCGTAGTCTGGTTTCTTAACAAGCTTTTTGCCGATCTCGGCAGATATGTCTTGCTCTGTCTCCTTAGACTTGATAAATCTTGCAGCCTCAAAGTAGGTTCGTCCAGATACATGCATTACTAGCTCTACTATTTCTGCGTGCTTATGACAAGAAAAGCAAAAGAACATCCCTGTTTCTTTATCGACTTCTCCTGCAGGAGTTCTGTGATTAGAATGGAAAGGGCAAAATACGATAAAGTCGCTGCCCACCTCATTTTCTACATCTAGGCCGCTTCCGACAAGGATTCGCTTGACCTGCTGCTCTCCATATATATGAGCTTTGTTTCGTCCACTCCTAAGACCCATTGGCTCTTCTTCTTTCCTAAATATATTCCGTATACTGATAATTCGAATTCAAAGTATTCTCTTGCATAATTGTATTGTATTGTAAAGTCTGGGTTAATGTCAAGTCTTGGCACATAACCTTTTAATCTCATCTCTGTTTCAAGGAGTCTGAGATATTCGTTTTTAAGTCTTGGTAAAAAACTGTCGTCCTTAATACTACCATCAAGGCCAAACCTTTTAATCGACTTATGATGTGTCTTAACCATGTAACTATTATACTAGTTTTCTTCATAGTCTTTATACTTGTACCAGCCCTTGTCAAAGTCAGCCTGAACAAGGAATTCTCCCATAAAACCATTACGATTCTTTCTAAATACGCACTCAATGATGTCGCTGTTGGTACCCCTACCCAGAGCAAGCACCCAGTCGGCATCGTAGGCGATTTGACGTGACCAGGCGGTCTGACCTAGGGTTGGGACTGTATCTAGCTTTGTGACGTCATCTGGGGTCGCTGAGGATATAGCTATGATTGGTATCTCTTCAGAAATTGCCATAAGCTTTAGCTCACGGGACAAGTTCTTCATTCGGACAGTCTCGTTGTCTGACTTCTGATTGGGGTTCATGAGCTGCAAATAGTCAACGATCACAAAGTCTGGCTTATACTGGTCAATCTTTCCACGCAAAACTGCTGGGTTAACTTCTCCTCCAGAATCATTAGAAATAATGTGGAATTCTGGCTTTCCTTTAACGTGTGTCCCGTGCCAACGCTTTAAGTCGTCAATCTCAACCTCACCATTGCTTAGCTTTCTGTGAGACCACAGCCCTTCGCCCATGATGGCAAATACACGATTACGAACCTCAGTTTCTGACATCTCAAGGCTAACTACCATCGGAGTCTTTCCCTGCTTCCAGGCCTGTACCGCAAAGTATAGAGATAGCCAGGACTTGCCAATACCAGGGTACGCAAGGAAAACCCCTAGCTGCCCTGGCATAATTCCAGAGGGCAGGTAATTGTCAAAGCCTGGTAGGCCTGTCTTAATTCCGACAGCCCCAAGAGCTTGCTGCTCTTTAACATGCTCGAAGTATGCCACTGCAGAGTCTATGTCTGTTGCATCAATATCACGAACAATAGACGTGTCTTTTTTAAGTTCTGATGTCTGATTAATTATGTTTTCAAGTGCTAGGTTGCCCTGATTGCTTTGCACCTCTGCAGCTGCTGTCCGCAATATTTCTTTCAGGCTATTATTTAAGTACTCTGTCTGCAGTTCCTGCAAGTGGTGCTTGGTTGCCCCCACAGATGCATCTGGATTGAAATCTCTAAACTTTTCTACAACCACTTCTTGAGGTGGCACGGTGCCGTTTTCCTCGGAGTAATTCCTTACAAACTGCCAAATATCTTTATGTGTTTTTAGTAGCCTCTCAACATTGGCTTGCAGCAACACATGGATCTGCTTATCTTTTAGTACTGCAGAAATTACTTTACTTTCTGAATCAGTCATTCAACCACCTTTTTGCCTGAGCCCTACGCTCAGTTCTCTCTCTCAAGTCTTTTCTAAAAGACTCCATTTTTTGTCTTATATCCTCAGCGTTATTGGAAAAATACTTCCAGTCAAGTCTTTGAGCAACGCCACAGTAATACTCCAGGATCTCTGTGGCCCCGTCAAGTCCGTATGACTGTATAAGGGCATCCGCAGCCCACTGCTCGGCCCACTTGTTATATACTGGAGGTTGCCCGTACTTGTCTTTATAGGCTTTGTCAAAAACAGACAACAATACAAATCGTTTGTTCTTATCTGTCATGACTGAATTTCTGCTGAAGCCTCTTTAATCTTTTCCGTTAGCTTGTCTTCTACAAAAGTGTAAACTCTTGCAAAAGCATCATTAATATTTTCACCCTCACGCTTTGAGTCTTCTATACCCATATCAATGCGTAGTGACTGAAAGTTGCCTAGGTTAAGTGTGTATCCAAGAGATACAGTCACCTTCGTGTTATCGTTTTCCATCTCATACCCTTCGTATTTACTAAATTGATTCGCTCCACACAGGAATGAATCTACCGTCTTCAGTTCTTGTATAGGTAAGCATACCATCTCCCATACGTCTTGTCAACTCCTGAACCGTAGGAGTTATATCATTTGTTATCAATTTGTCATTTCTTGGTCTGCCAATATGATAAGTTGCCAGTATATCACGAATCTCTTTTACTTGCGACTCTGAGTAGTAACTTCTTACTTGCCACCCTCGCTCTCCACCCTTTTGACTTCCAGTAGGTTCTGGGATAACTTCACGATTCATTAGACTTGGCATATACTTTTTGTGCCTATTTACTAAGTCTGCAGTTTCTCCGACAGTGTATGCACGCTCACGATTACGCTTAAAGTCTGCAATTAAACAGCTTTCAATCTGATCTTTAATGATGTTGTATACTGACATTATTCCGTTAGATCGATTGAGGTGATGAACCCTTACTAGGTCTCCATTTAAAAACCAGACCTTTTTATTGCCTGGTATGATCGGAGCGTCGTTGTATTCTTCTCTGGTTCTATACCCGTTCTTTTTCCCCAAGAGGACTCTCCTAGTTCGGGATACCCATAATAATAAGGTTGATTGCCACGGAAACCTCTCCAGTAGCGTTGAATCGAACGACACCCTCAACTCGTGAAGTTGTAACAGATCTTAAAATTACAGATACATTTCTTCCTGCTGGAGTGTCACCAACGTTTACGGGGGTTGCGGTAGCAATAGGGGCATATTTAAAGTCAGCTGGGAAATCATAAAAGAATGATTTTTCATTACCAGCGTTCACCGTACTATTGTTTGCAACTTCAACATATCCGCCAATCATCTTTAAGTCATTGATCCTTGCAGATTGTTTGCCTGCTGATACGGTGTCAACAGTTGCATAATTGTTGGCTGAGGGTAAAACCTCTTTAGATAAATTGTTTACGGCTTCTGTCACCTGATAGATATATGAAAGATCTAACGGCTGTCCTCGTTCGGGTAGTGGTATTTGCATAGTGTATCTATTATATCATTAAGTCAGGCTGATTACTGCAGATTGGGCAATAAGTCTTTTAGGACTTATCTGTCCCTTGGGGTAAGACTCCTTTTGTATGAATACCTGAACAGCCTTTGCTACTGTACCCTCGAAGTTTGAAGGTATTGGAAACGTAATGCTGTTATCGCTAGTTTTTTTATAATAATACTTATTTATATCTAGCTCTGTAACGTTAGGATCGCTAATTGGATACACCTGTCCGACACTAGTGTTATTGTCAAATCCCCAACTCGCATATACTTCGTAAGCAGTTCCAGCAGATTCTTCCGCTATCCACGAAACAATAATACTCGTACCAATAACATCTACTACATTTGATTCTAAGGTTTCTGTTGGAGAAACGTCTAATACATATTGGCCAGACCAAGGAGAAATTCTGTTTCGATCTTCTGATATTACACGATATCTTACAACGTATTGCTCTGTTTTTGCATTAGTTGCTGGCAAGCTAGACTCTGGGATTACAACCTTCTTAAATTCAGCCATTACTGCACGTCCATTGCAAACCTAAATTCCACCAGGTTAGCGGAGTTTGGCTCTTTGATGATTGGCTGACCATTATCAGTCTTGACCACTGTATAACCAGTTAATCCATACAAAGGATTTTTAGTGCTTATGTTTTCTAGCCTAATTGCATCCAAGCCTACATAAAATTGATCAGAGTAATCAACAAGTGTTCCCGATGAATTTGGTCCCGCAATGGAGGCGTACACCTTTACAATGGCAACTTGATTCCAGCTAAATCCGCTGCTTGTCTCTAGTTCTTCTAGAGCTTTGGTGGCTACAAAATATCGGCTAGATGCAAAATCAACATTCGAGCTATCTATCTCTGTTTTAAGCCTTGCATACTCATAGTTTGCCCCATCGACAACGTCTGCTGAAGCAAACTCAACTATAATCTTTACAGAGGTTGGCTGTGCCGAATCTGCATTCTTGTTAAGTACAGAAAACCCTAGTTTTATTTGGTCACTTGCAGAGTTTCTATCAAGATTTAGATTTACACCATTAAGGTGAATATGCGTAACATCTGACAGGCTAACTTGCATATCGTTGCCTGTACCAGTAATTACTGTTGTATCTCCTCTTAAAAATATAGTGTTATTCAAAAATCTACAACGCTCTTCTCTGTTTACTCGAATTTGTGCATCCAAAGTAAGGTTGTCTGAGTCAGCAGCAAACACTTTTTCTGGCTGATTGATAGATCCCTCAAGGTCATTCTCTTGAAGAGTACCGTCTTGCTGCAAATCAAGTGGCTGAGAGTGCAGCCTAATTGAAGACACCCCAGCAGTAGAGCTATGAAATTGCCAATTTTCGCTGTTAGAAAATGCGTATAAGATTTTGCTATCGTTTGCTCCTGCAGATGGATTCGATCCTGCGGAAAATACTCCAAGTTCCGTTATCTCGTATCTTTCCTCTGTAGGCAACTCTGCGGTTAAAACTATTTGTGGAACCTCTACGGGGTTATCATTTGCGTCAAGAGTCTGCTCTGTAACGTATCCCCTGGAAACAATAGGAGCCCTAAACATTTCAAAATTAAGATTTTCGTATGAGCTATAGTCTCCAAAAGAATCGCCAGGACCAAGAGCTTTTGGGGCACCGCATCCAAACGATATATATGAAGCGTAAGCTGGGGCCTGCCCAATTAAATATTTGGCTAGAATATTTTTGCCTGTATTAGTTATCATGATTCTCCTGTATATATTGTATCATCAAGGACTGCACCCCTAGCAAGTATTTGTACTTCTACACGTTCGTCTGGTGCAAGCCCTACTACATTGACAACTAAGCTTCCATCGGTTTCGATGTAAACTATTTCTCCATTGGGTCCAGATCCGCTGTCTGGTATGTGATTCTCTAGCTTAATCGGAAAATTATTGAAAAAGCTTTTAGAACTATCTTGAACAGGTGACAAGTTTTGAGAGTTATATTTTAGTGCAATTTTTGACAAATTTTTGATTGGCCTGTAAGCCACTTCTTGTCCATTGACTATATCATTACGAGCAATATTTATTATCTCTTGGCCTCCTATGTCCTCAAATAATAAATCTGCCATGCCCTCAATTGGCAGGTCTTCTTCAAATATTATTATATCTGGATCTGCTATTTGAGAAAGCTTGCTGGTGGAATTTTTGTCTGGCTGTGGCGTATTTGGAATTGAGTTAACCATTAAAATACCTCACTTAAATAAATTGTCATAGATGGCCCAGAAGAACTTTTGTTATATTCTATATTATACACAACAAATCTTGTTGTGTCTTGAAGCACTATATCACTACCTTCTTGGTCTTTATAGTTTACCTGTACAATGTCTCCGAGTTGTATGGTTGGGTTGGGGAATATCTCAATTCCAACTGATGCCCTGGGCTTAGTGATTTTTGAAGTAAGCCATCCCATTAGTTCGTTAGCGTCGTCTTGACTTTGAACATAAGGAGCAGTAATAGAAAACTCTTTACGACCCTGAGTTAGTCTGCTATTTCTAATTTCCTGGTATTCCTTTTTTACTTTTATCGGAGACTCAATAAGAGTACTACCCTGAATTATTGGGTCGGACAGCCTTGATCTATTTTCATAATAGTCATCAACTTTCAATTCGTTTTCTGACTCTTGAGTAAAGGTGACCCCCTGTATTCTTAAATAGTTTCCGCTTGATTCATCTAGATTAATTGCGGTGTCTGTTGCATTAAATACCAAAAACTCTGCACCGTAAGACCCAGCTGTGAATCCAGAAACGGTATATCCTTTAATCCTATTGAATGTGGGAGACATTTTGGCATACAATGCTGGGTATGCCTTATCGTACCTGACATTAAAGTAAGAAGCTTCCCTCATAATAGTTCCAAACTCGTCAAAGAATAAGTTGTATCCTGGTTCCTGATGTGAACTGACATGCTGCAAATATGTGGATTGGACCATACCGCTTAGTGCATATTTCCTAAACGATTCGCTAACGTTTATTTCTTGATCCCCAAACACTGCTGGCAAGTCTTTTGCTGGAACGTCCAAAATGGTTGAAGTGTTTTGAGCATAGTTTGCCCCAATCGCATATACGTTTTCAAACAGGCATCTCGCTGAGCCACGCACGAATACTCCCATGTTTGGATATTCTGGTAGAGGGGATGTATCATCAACAACTTGCACAAGCTTGTTGTTAATATAAAGATAGAATCTCCTTCTTCCTTCTCTCAACTCTGTGTCTACCCCACCAACATTTTCATATTCTACGCTTAGGTCATATACGGTTGGGTTTTCTTCTCCAGATATCCTGTACTGACCAACAAAGTCTCCACTGTCAACAAGAATTTTCGTAAGTCCTCCCCACAGCTTTACGGGGATGGCTTCTCCTGTTTGAGGATCTTGCATAATTTTGTAAAATATAATATTGTGTAAGTTAGATGAATCCTGATATCTGTCAACGCTGTCTTCAGTTAAAGCTACAATTTCAAAGTAATATCCGACATTAGTTTCTGGGTTTACCATAACGGCTAGTCCTCCAGAAGAGCCTCCGACACTAGTGTTTTCGTTTGGCCTAGTTTCTGCAATAGTATAATAATTTATACTTCCCGCAGGAGACTGAATTCTAATATCATCATTATTGACCTTGCCAACAATTCTCATCCTGGTTCCAAAATGCTTGAACTTGTTGTCAAGTTGTTTGTACACATATGATACATAATTAATGGGTTCATCTGTAGCTGCAAAAGCTTTTCCAGTCATGACTAATGCGGAGGACTGAATCGTTCCCGTTTGAGTTGAATAGAGATTGTTAGTCTCTGATTCTTTAGGGAATGAGGCACTTAAAAAATTATTTATAATTCCATTACGAGATGTCTCTCTGGCAACCTGATTTGCTGGTCCTGCAAGACCAATATCCAAGCTGCCTTCATAAACATTGTCTCCAAATAAATAGCTTGCATCCATCTCAACTGCTCTGGCATGCTCGTTACTGGTCCAATAGCTGTCTATTCCTGCAGAGTGATTTACAACTGGTGTCCCGAACTGTCCTCTGCCGTGCCGTGCTACCGCTCCATTTTGCAGCTGACTGACGCCGTTGGTTTCTTCAAAGTTTGGTTCGCTATATATGCGTACAAGCCCAGTGGGGTATAGCTTACCATTAAATGGTATTTTTGCAAAATATTTTTGATATTCTTGAACGCTGCTTATCCACACAAGGTTGGAGGCTTCGTCAGAATCTGCAACTGTAAGGCCAGGTATGCTATATTGTACAGCGTCATATTTTATAATTTCTCCATTTGCATAAAAGTATCCATTATATCTACTTAGCCAATAGACGCCCTCTCCTAAATCAATAACGTTGTCAATAATTCTGTGATTGACTACAGTAGGCAACCTTTCAGTTAGATTTGAGTTGAGGGGCACAGCACTTAAAGAATAGCTAGACTGTGCTGATGACTGATCATTAATAGATTTGGTTGATGCTGTAGGAGATACCTCCCAGAGCAAGGCTGGCTTGTATATCCAGGTTTTATCTCTATCAATTAAACTTGCTTGCTTTATGGAGCCATAAGATCTTTGAATATATCTAGTGGTGTAAGCTATTAGGCCATCGTTATATATTTTGTTTTCTTGAGAAGATACTGCCTGAATAGACGGTTGAATACCTTCCTGATTTTCTGAACCATAAAGAACTAAATCCGTAGGTCTTTGATCTACACTAGGCATTACATAATTTTTACTCATTACTACAAAGTTGTTATACTCATCAAAGAACATAGCATACTGGGTAGACACTGCCAGGTCCTGAAGTACTTGAGCTACCGTAGTGTCTGGTGCAATTAAAAAGTACGGGATAATTGGGTCAGACTCGCCAGGTATCCTTTTAAAGTTGTAGTTTGAAAAGCCAACAGAGTCCAGCAGAGTAGATATGGCAAAGCTTAAAGATACATCAGTTAATAGTATTTGAGGTGCGGTCAAGGACTCAAAGTAAAAGTAAAGGTCTCGTAAATCTACGCTCACAAATCTATCCTCATAGCTGGTCTCTGGGAATGACTCTGAGTACATAGTCTTAATGGGAACAAAATAATCTGTCTGGTTATTGTCGGTAAGAACCTCATAAAACTTAAACTGAACATTCTGGATTAGTATGTCTTTAAGTATGCTTTTTTCGTTATTCTTGCTAAATGCCCTGTCAAAATCAAATATTTCAATATTGCCAGTTGCTGCCAGGAGTTGCCCTACTGGCATTCCAGACACTCCCAAGTCAGATGCTTGCTTCTGAATGGAAAAATCTGAAGTCCTGTCTGTTATATCTATGGCAAGTCTAGGAGATAGCTCTATTAAGTCAAGAGTGGAGTCAAAAACATTCATGGTGTCCACTGCGATTCTTAGTCCTTCTATGTATTCGAACTCTTCGTATTTGGTGAGCCCGTCGGAGTTATCTACAAAACTCTTTGGAGAAGTCAACGTAGTTACATAGGAAGAGTTTACATCTGCTACCTGAGATCCGACAAACCATCCATACCGATTATCACCCAGTGGGCCATAGTGTAGCTCTAAGTATCCATCTTCAGTGACTACATCTTCATCAAAGTTAATCATGTCAATCCACTGTTGATTAACAAGTTTCTGAATCTTCCATCGAATAGGAATGGTCTTGTTTGCCTGCCCAAAAAATGGGTCGTTAAAAGATGCTCCTTCTTCTATAAAAGGTCCTAGGTCAGTGGAGCCTACGTTTGTTTGCATTTTTACGACAACCCTGTTAGCTGGGATGGGATTTTTATAAACTATAAATGGTGCCACATCATCTACATAATTTTGACCATTTACGATTCTTTCAGCAATGCCCCGCTCGTTTGCCCCGTCAGTCCTAAAAGAGCTCCAGTATTTAAATGTATCATATCTATCTGCCATATAATACCTTGGCCTTGAAGCCATGTCTGGATTGCTAAAGTGTGTATACCTGTTTTCAAAGTATCTTAGCTTGTTAATTCCAGACCTTGGCCTAAATCTACCAAAGCAATCCTCTAAAGAAAATAGTATCTTTTCTTTTTGTTTTAAAGACTTAAAAACAACTGGAAGGTCATTCTCTTCGAACTCCCCGTCTACAGTGGCGTCTGCATCCGTTGCACCAGTGTAAAAGTTGCCTTCGTCTTGGGGATCAAATGTATTGTTTAAGCTTGCGTAAACAGATTGCTCACTAACTGGCAGTGAATCTCTGTCTGCAGGACGATAGCGGTAGTTTCCAATTGTAAATATATTTTCAAAGACATTTAGATTCCACTCAGAAATTACTAGTGACTGTGACTTAATTGTTGAAGAAAAGTCTAGATAGTTTTTAAGATCATTATCTATAAACATTATACCTCTTCCAGAGAAAAGCTCACATTCCAAAAGTCGTGGGTGTTAGCACCTCTTTTAGAAACAGAATACTGAAAATCTGCGAAAAACATTTCTACAAATTCTGTATATTTAGACAAATGTGCATATGGGTTATCTTCTTGCTCAAACTCTGAGGGCTTATCGTATGCTAAATATACCCAAAATGATCCTTGATGAGCTTCGTACCAATCTAGAAGGTCTGCACCTCCAGCCCCTCCGTCAACAGTAAACCTTCCGTCATTTACATTTGATGTAGCTGCACCAGTAGTTTCGTCAAACAAAGGGTTGGTAGAAAAAGATCTTGATGGCAAATTGCTCCATGCTGTTGATATATTTAGTTTATCTGCGATGTGATAAGAACGCATTCTTCCGTTGATCATTCTTTCTCGTTTTTCAATTCTACTTTTAGTAAAGTCAATCTCTCCACGGTTATGATCTGATAGGATTATAAACCCATCAGTAGAAGACTCTGCATAGTCTGCAGAAAGCTCTTCAACTCCTGGGGGTACAAAAAGAAATGTCTGATCTGGTGTACCAGAATTTATCGTTACTCGTTGTGGCGGGGAGTCTGAAAACAGCAAGGCTTGAGGCCTAGAGTATTTTCTTCTACCTGTCATGTAAGATGATTCAGCCATTAAAACTTATTCCCTCTTATTCGTTGATCGTCTACCCTCTTGATTTGAGACATTACGCTTCTTGCAATCTCGTCTGGGTTAGCGTCACTTCTAACGTTTACGTTTACACTATAATTATACACTGAACCATCGCTCAATTGTCCAGTATTGTTAATTTTTTCTAGGTTATCTATTCCAAATTCATTTACAGCCGAACGCTTTATTACGAATTCGCCAGGAGTTAGCATCGCTGGAATTGTATCTGAACCTAGTGACTTAAACATTCCGCCCATTGACTTGTATGGAATTAGTCCTCCCATTGGGAAGTAGCTAACTTTTCCACCCATGCTGTAACCCTTTGCCATACCTCCACTAGCTAGAGTTGGTATTGTAAATGTTTGTCCAGGGAAAATCATATTTGGATTTGAGCCAATAATACCTTTGTTAGCGTTATAGATTTTTCTCCATTGACTAGAGTCGCCATAGAATCTTCTAGCAATTGCAGATAGAGAGTCTCCGCCCCTTACCTTGTATGTTTTAGACTTTTCTTCTGGCTTTTCTTCTGGTTTTTCTTCTGGAGTTTCCTCTGGCTCAGGAGTTTGCTGAATTTGATCTGTATCGATAATATCTTCGACGTTAATGGTTGGTGTTGGAGCGGTGGTCAAACCTTCTGGAGTAAGCGTTCCGTCAGCTATTTGAGCAGCTACATCTCTTGCTGCCTCAAGACTCTTTGTAAATGCATCTGTCTTAGTAGTTGCTATGTCTACCGCATTCTGGATGTTGTTCCACTCTGTCTGAGTCTTTTCTAGGACCGTAAGACCTTTGATCTCCTCTTCCATCAGAATGGTTTGAAGTCTAATTCTTTCTTGGGCAGGCTCTAGCCTGTCCTCTTCTATGTCACGAATCTCTTTTTGCAAATCTCTAATCTTAGTTTCAAGCTCTTCCCTGGTTTGTCCACTGGCAGATCTGATGCTTGCAAGCTCATTTTCTTTACGCTTTTCTAGTGCAGCTTGTACAGCGTTAGTGAAAGTGCGTCTGCAATGGTAAGCTGCTCTTTTTGTTGAGCAGCAATATCGCTATTAACCTCTTTAACTTTATCCAGTGCTTCAAAACGCTTATCGTACTTTTCATTAACTTCTTGCTCTTTTTCTGATATATCGTCTAGCTCGGCGTTTAGGTCGTCTAGCTCATAGTTAAGTAGGGCAATATCATTTTCAGCTGATTGAATAATGTTTTCATCTGCTCTGTTCAGGCCTTCGTATTTAAGTTGGATTGTTGTTTCCATAATCTTAAATTTATTTTGAACATTTGACATGCCCTGGCTAAACTCATCAATAGGTGCTTGGGCAAAATCTATATCTCCTACTTTAAGATCTACCTCTCCGCTTGCGGTTAGGTTATTAAAGAAGTCTTCTATCTGCTTAAACTGTTCTTGAGTAATTAGTCCTCCGCCCTGGAGAGTGTCTAGTAGTCCTGAAATATATTCATCGGAAAGGACTGCATCAAACATTGCCTTATTTATGTCAGGAATATTTTCAGATATCCAGTCGGTGACTGAGTCTTTTGTTGCTGTTGCAGATGCATCCGTTACCAGTTTTTGAGAGAAAGCAAATGACTCATTGGCTGATGCAGCCTCTTTGGTTACTTCAACAAGCCTGTTCATCACATCTACGTTTTCTTCTGCTGCAATTGCATAGGCAAGGGTTTCGTCTGATACAAGTTCATAGGCTTCTTCTAGATTATATCCTGCCGCAACCAGCCTTGTTATCGCCGTATTCTGTGCACCAATAGCCTGGATGGATGATTGCTGAGCATCTTGAAATTCACCAAGCTTAATAGCGTTTAGGGCAACCTGTAGATTTTCTGCCCCTTCTTTTAGGCCTACAACTTTGGCTCCACTAAAGTCTAAAAGCTCATCTTTACGCTCTTCGTATTCTTCTGGACTCATTCCGAGAATGTATTGAATTAGTGGCTGATTTGCACCTAACTTACGAAGTTGTTGAGACAATCCTTCAAATTTATCTATACCCTCGCCAACTACTCTATTAATCTCTGCAAAAGAGTCTACCCAAGTATCCTTCAGCTGTACAGTTTCATCCCGCACGTCCCTGAGCTTATTCAGTATTTGGTCTAGAGAAGACGCCACGGGCCCGTTGCCGCTGCCTCCCGATCCACTTCCTGTGCTGGAGGTCCCCATTGCCTCTAAAAAGTTGGTTCGGATTTCTGCTATGTAATTTGCATAATCTACAACAGCTTTATCTATCATCTCTTGACTATATGGCCCAGTTGGGCTAAGGCCTCTAGCTATCGCAAAAGCCATTGCGTCTTCTTGCAGCTGAATCGGATCCGAAAGAACCATAGTTTGTATAATTTGCGTGTATGTAATTTGTTGTTGTTTGTCTAAAGAGTCGAAATATTCTTGGTTTGCCTTAATCACGTTAGCAAACTGCTCTCCGCCTTCAATACTCTGTATATAATCTACAGTTATTTTTTCGCCTTCGTAACTGGCTATTTCATCAATAGACGTTTTCAACCTGTCTAGTTGCTCTGCGTTATCTGGGTCTACATAGAAGTTCATTAGCTCTTGGGCATTTTCTTCTCCCAAAGTATCTGCTAGCTGATTTATCTGACTAAATGTATTAAGCAATTCTGTTGCACCCTGTGCATTATCTATCGTCTCAAACTTAGCAATAAAGTTAGCCTGATTATCATCTCCAAATCTAGAAAGTAGTAAGGTGAAGGTGTTCAAGTCTTTTCCAGTTAGTTTTGCATCCAGCTTAAGAACTCTAGATACTGAGCCTGCATCTAAATTAGTAGAGATCCAGTCAAACGTGTTTAGGGTAATTGCATCTGCTGCAAGAAGCATTTTAAGCTCATATTCATCTCCTGCCAGAAGGTTCATATTCTTGAGGCTTTCTTCTGCAGCCTTGAAAATTATTTGAGAGTCTTTGTCATTTTCAAATTTTCTTTTTATGGAACCGTCTACAGAGTCCATCAGTTTTTTCTGAGTGTCAGAAAGTCCCTCTTGAGCATTTGCATAATTATCGAAGTTTTTTCTTACTTGATTTACGGCGTCTCCGTATTGGGTCATTAGCTCGTTTCGCTTTTGCTCTTTTTCAAGCAATAGCTCTTGAGCCTTTTCCTGGTCCCCTGCTGCCTTTGCTGCCTCAATTTGCTTGTCGTAGTTTACATCGAGTGCATCTACGCTGGACTGGAAATTTTGCAATGCATTTTGTGCCTTTACTGTATATGCCTCTGCATTTGCAATAGTAACCTGATATTGTCTGACAGATTGGGCAGCTGGAGCAAGCATCTCGGTTCCTGCCTGGTTAAATCCGTCAATTAGACCTCTGCTTAAAAATGGAAAAGTGTCACTAAAGAATTTTGCAACTGGTGCTAAAAATCCTTCTTCTGTTGCTTTGTCGTATGTTTCATCTAGACCTTCTTTGACATCTTTTTTAAGACTTTCTACGGCTTTTTCTGTTTCTAATGGAGACAGGCTCAACGATTCGTCTAGCCGTTCAAAGCTTTTATCTAAGTCTTCAGAGGTCATCTCTATTATTTGAAGCTGTATACCCAAAGGGTCTTGCAATAAGTTCTGTCCATCGGGACCAAACATCTTAGTAAGCTTTGCGTTTACATCCATAGCAATATTCTGATTGCTTAGTTCTTCTCCAATGGCGTAAGATATTTGCCTTGCTTGGTTAACGTCCAGAGCACCGCTTGCAACTGCTGAAGAAAGCTGTGCGAACAGACTACCTCCAGAATTTTCAAGTCCAGCTTTTTTAACTTCTCCCAATAGCTCTTGACCTGTTTCAGAATCCACAAACTGGGCTCCGAAGGGGTTCTTTCCTGCTGCAATAGAAAAAGGCTGAAACGCTTCGGATCTGGTAACATCCATGGCCTGGGTAGCAGTTACATTTCCAGATGCTTCTGCGAGTTTTTCCATGGCTTGAGTACCTACGCCCATGACCTCTGCGGTTTTTCTTGCTTCAGAGGCTAGCTTGTCCATATGATTGTTAAACATGACAAAAGCTGTTACTCCAGCAGCCACTACAGCGATTAAAGCTGCGAGGGGTGCTGGTAATGCTGCTAATAGTGGTAGCACTGCTGAGAGTCCGAACAAGGCTGGCATAAATCCTTGAATTGCTTGCATCATTGGATTATCCCCAACACCTGGCATCATTGATGTCATACCTAGCATCATAGAGGCTGAACCCATTGCTCCAGCTAGACGACCTGCTACCATACCTCGTTTTTGTCTAGAAGCATTTTTACGAGTTTGTCTTTCTGCCTCTTTCTTAGAGATAGTCCTTCCCTTTTTATCAAGAACTGGATCTCCAGTTTCGGGGTCTCTAAGAACATCTTCGTCAATTTTCCCAGCTTCAGCTCGGTTTTGAGCAGCTTGATTTGCTGCGTATCCCGCACCTACAGCATTTCCATCTTTATCATAGCTTGTGTCTGTATCGGCATCATACATAACATTACCATTGCTATCAACTACTGTATTTCCCGCTGCCGCCCCTAACTTGGCGGCAATTCCTCGTCCAAGTGAGGAGTTTTCAACCCCACTCATTACCTGCTTACCAATAGATGCTCCAGCATTCTTAAACTTACTTGTAAAGTTTGCTAAAAATCCTTTAGCAGCTTTCTTGGTTTCTCTCTTGCCTTCTGGAGTTCCCATTGGGTCTACGATTGGGCTAGTGTACCCTCCTGGCTGAGGTACCCCGCCTGGAGAGGTGGGCAGTGGTGGAGGTGCTCCAGCAGGTGCTCCAGATCTTCTTCTTTGTCCTGGAGGTACTGGTGCTCCAGACTGCGTGGTCTGACCTGGAGTGGGTTGTGCTCTACGAGCCGCTATTTCAGCATCCATTTTATCACGATACTTACGACCATTACTTGCACCAGCAGCCGCTGCTTGAGCGTCGGAGTCGGGGTCATCAATCGTTTCAAAAGGAGTTGGTGCCTGCTCTACAGTATTGTTAAACTCGTTAGTGTATGCTTGTGCATCTTGCTTTGCCTCTTGTGCTGCTACAGTTGTTTGAGGTTTTGACGCTCGTCTTTTGCCCCCAGCTGTCTTTGTTTTTTGAACCCTGGCCTTAGTAATGTCGGCCTGGAACTCATCGGCTACTTCGTGTGCACCTTTGGGAATAGAAATGCTTCGATATCCTTTTGTGCCCTTAGAGATTGTTTCTATTCCGTCTACAGACTTGCCCTTGTTCGCCTCTGTAATATTTATTCTATTGGTTCTAGCTTTTCCATCTTTATCAGTTACTGTGTATCCGATTGCACTAGTTTTCTTAGCCTCCGTAAACGCTTGCTTTACATTTTCTTTGGTTCCTTTAGCAGCATCGTATATCTCTTCTTCCATGGCCCGCTCGACCATTTCTGCAAACTGACTATCGGTTACTGCTTCGGCTCCCGCTTGCTCTAGTTGATTTGCAACATTGACAGCAAATCTTTTAAAATCAGGATCAGAAGCATCTATTCCAGATTGCTGGGACATTTGATTCATAAACATTTCTGGATTTTGTTTAATAAATGACCCACGCTCTTGACCAGAAAGCTTTCCTTGATTTGCACCTGCTGGCTCTAGGAATGTTAAATTGTTAAATGCTGAGATAGAGCTGGCATTTTTTAAGTTTTTTTGTTGAGCGGGAGAGGCCATCTGCATAGCCTGTTCTTTTGACAAAGGAGTTTTTTCTGAACCATGAGACTTTACCATCCCCTGACTTCCAGTACTCCTTCCACCCTTTGCAGAAGTCATACTATTAAGAAGAGAGAACTGAGGATCATTTTTTATGCTCTGTGTTAACTGACCGCCTGCCTCTTTAATCCTTTGAGTAAGTGCTTCAAAAACTTCTGTGCCGACCGACTTGGCTGCAGCAAGCATTTCGTTTTTTTGCTTTTCCATGCTAAGCTGTGCCTGTGACGTACCTTTAGTAACAACTGCATTGTTTACTTTGGGAATCTCTTTTTTGTTAGATTTCACAAACCCAGGAATGTTGTCAGAAATGATTCCCTTAATTAATCCAGCATATTTTTGTGTTTGTTTTGCTGGAACTACCGCTTCGCCTGGGGCAAGCATAGCTGGAACGATGTCTCCAGCACCCTTTGGTCCAGGAACACTAAATACGCCGTTTTCATAACCCTTGATAGCACCGAACAGCCTTTGGAATAGGTTGCCTTCGAGCCCTGGCTCGGTGATAAAGTCGCTTCCAGTTCCAGACTTTCTGCCATACCCAGGCTTATATGATCTGTCTTTATATATTCCTTGGCGATTCATTGTTGGAAGCTGGTTTTTGGATAGAATATCCTCTTTAGCTGATCCATAAACGAGTATCTTGGCAGACCAACAGGAATGTTGTATCCAGCTCTTCTTAGCCTGTCTTCAATTACTGGTTTTAGCCTAGGCTGTGTAGTGATAATTCTTTCTACATCTTTAAGGTCAAACCCACCCATAATCTGTGCTTCTACAAAGAACTTGTCTTTGCTAGTATACGCACCCTTAACCTGTTCTTGAGTGGCTTTACTTGCCTGCTTCCATGGCAGAGGTGTCGCAAACTGCTCATTGCGAGCGTTATAACTATCTCCATAGGTAAAGGTAGTCCTGTTTTCAATTGCTTTCTTGTTTGGAACTAGAGTTAAGTTGCCATACCTAAGTGTTTCGTCATTAAGCAAGTTGCCCGTGCCGTAATCGAATCCTTGCCTCGCAACCCTTCTTTTTCCAAAGCCAAATCTTGTCAAAAAGTTAGAGAATCGATTCTTTGCGTACCTAAGACCGACCCTTCTTTCTTGGTTAAACTTACCCGTATCAAACAAGTTGCTATATCTGCTATCTCCGCTAGCAAGCATTTCAAACAAGTTGTCAGAAGACATTCTGACACCCACCTTGTTTCTGCGACCACGCATCCATTTTTGGATAACCCTAGGGTCTTGTCGCATCTTGCTCATTTCAGAGAAGCCAGGCTTCTTAAACCTAGACATCATCCTGCCCATTATTCCGCCAAACATCATGCCTGGAACCTGATCATTCATAATTGCTTCTAGGAAGCCAGAGTATTTTTGGGATTGGCGTGCTGGGATAACTGCTTCGCCTGGAGATAGTACTGCTGGTACAATATCTCCTGCACCTCTTGGTCCTGGCACATTAAGAGTACCCTTGTTATAACCAACTGGTCCGCCAGGAGATACAGCTCTTCTACCCGCAGTTGCCCTAGTTATTGGTGGGGCAACACGCATAGCACCAACTGGCCTTGCTGGAGTTCCATTAGTAGCTGCATTATATTTGAGTTGTTCTACTGTGGCGGCACGATAAACTTCAGTTAGTTGTGCTAATGCACTGGCCTCTACAGTAAACTGTTGTGCCAAGTATTGGTGTGCTTGACCAAGATTTGTGGCTACAGAAGCAGACTCAAGCTGCTCTTGAGTCATGTATTGAGTGCTTGTAGTTATATCTCTATTAGAACCACTTAAAATTTGCAAGAATGAGCGATAAGCATTAAATGCCTTCATTACGTTTGCTATACCGTTGGCTATCAAACCAAAAGCCATAATAGCAGCGGGAGCAATCAGACCAAGTACAGTAACTAATCCAGTAACGAATGACTTAGCACCATCTCCCATTTCGTTAAACTTCTTAAGAACACCTGTAATAAACTCAACCAGTGGAGTTACTAGTTTTGCAAACTCTGCACCAATTGGTGCTAGGGATGCCTGCAGCTTTTCGATTGATTTTTGAAGCTTAGTTGCTGGTGACTCTTCTACACGACTCAACTCTCTGTCTGCCAGTACCTGCAACTCTGCAGCACTATTACGAGTAAGCTTTAGAATTTCTTGAGCCTGAGAGCCTTCTTTAGAAATGTTCTGGAACAGTGTTGACATACGAGCAAATTGAAATTTTCCAAACAGCTCTTCCAAGGCACGTGATCTTTGTAGTGGCTCTAGTTCATCTAGGGCTACCCCCAGATCCATGATGGTGCCCCTCAAGTTTCCGACATTGCTTTCTACAATATCTAAAATATCGATACCTAGTTTACCCAGGTCTTCTCGTGCTTGCTTGGTTGGGTTTACAAGTCGTGCCAGGGATGACTTAAGTGCGTTAGCTGCTTGAGATGCGTTTACGCCACCCTCACGCATAGCCGTTAAGAAAAATGCTAGATCTTCTACGCTACCACCAAGCTGTGCAACAACTGAACCAGCTTTGGGTACTGCTTCAGTAAAGTCATCAATAGCTAGGATTGTTTGGTTTTCAGCAGCGTTTAGAAAGTTAATCTTGTTTGTAAGGTCTTCTGTTGCTATTCCAAAAGCGTTTGTCAAAGAGATGGTTGTGTCTAGAGCTTTCTCTTGCTCCATACCTCCCAAAACAGCAAGTTTGGTTGCTTCAGTTACCTGATTGATCATATCGGCACCGACGTTACCCATTTGAGCAACACTCGCTGCTAGTCCGATAGTTGACTCAACTGCAATACCGTATTTAGTAAATTCGTCTGCTAGCCGTCTGACGCTTTCGACTGCTTTTTCTGTTTCAGCATCAGTTGTAAACATGTCTCCATAAACACGCTTAAGTCTGATTACCTGCTCTTCAATCTTTTGAAACTCTTTGATAGCTGTAGCACCCATGATTGACAAGGGAACAGTAAAACCAACCATAAGCTGCCGTCCAGCCCACTGAGTATTTTTACCAAAGTTTAGAAGGTTGGTTGAGCCTTGTTTGAGAAGTTGATTAAAAATTTGCTGTTTTTGAGCAGCCAACATTGTTTGTGTAGAAAGATTTTGCATATCAAGAGACAGAGGTCTAATCTTAATTGCCTTCATCGCACCGCTTGCATCACGGCCCATCTTGACATACTGAGTTTGTAGAGTTCTTACACGTGACTCAGCCACTTTGCTGATTGTGTTGAACTCATTGCGGAATACTCTTCCAAAAGTTCTTGAGGATGCCCCTGCGTATCTAAAGTACTGTCCCATGGACAGCTTGTTTTTTTCTAGGGCATTAGTAAAAGATTCAGTTTCCGTGCTTACATTTGTGAGCGATGCGGAAAACTTTTTAGTAGCGTTTACATTATTTATTAAGTTACGTTGCATGTTAGCCGAGGCTGCGGCGTTTGCCGCAGACCCCGACTTCTGCATTTGTTGATGGAATGCTGATATCTGAGACTGTAGATTACGAATTGCCGCCATGGCATTCGTAGTATCTACATTTATATTAATGTTTGACTGAATATCAGCCATTCGCTAGTACCCCTTTGGTTTATTTGCCAAGGTTGCCGACAGGAGTCTGGGACATATTAATTCCAGAAGCTTCCTCGACAATCTTGTAAACAGTAGGCAGATCCAAGTTTTCCTCTAGGGCATCCTTGTCATCTGCAAGCTCAGGCTTGTACTGACGCATAGCGATTTGTACACACTCCATAAGCAAGTTCATTGACTTATCATTGTCATCTGCCACCGCTGCAATACCCTCAAACTTCTTCATGAATTCACGAAGAAGAGAAATCTTGAGTGGTCTCACGTTTATTTTGGTACCGTCAATTAGCTTGACTTCTTTTTGTTCATTTACCGTAGTATTTGCCATGTATATATTCTCCTTCTTTAGGGCTTTTGGCTATATCAATTATAGCACAGGGGGCTATTCTTGGGAAGTCATATCCGCATAATCTAAGCCCATGCCAATACCGAAACCAGCTTTAGATGCCTTGCTTCCTTGATAAGACACAATGTCATTTGCATCCTTGGCCTTCCCCTTGCTAAATACCCTAGCCTTCATTTCTTCCCAAGGGTCTCCACCATTGGGTCCAGTTGATGTGTGTTTGTCTAGGTCTACTCCTTGAATAGCTGCTAGGAATTTTCGTTCGCTGTAGTCTAGCTCTCTTTTTTCACCTAAAACAGCCAGTAGCTCAGGCATAGACATAGATCGTTCTAGCTCATCAAAGTCTTTCCAAATGCCCAGCAAGAAAGCCTCTGACTCAAGCTTAGCCAAATCTAAATCTTCCCAGGTATTTCCTTTGTCTTGTTCTTGCTTCTGCTCTTTAAATTCTTTATCTGAGTTTTCATTAAATTTTACCCCTGCAGAGTAGTCCATAAGCTTATAAATTTCTGGGAGGCTAATGTTATCCTCCACATCTTCTGTGGTCTTAAAAGATGGCATATACTGCTTCATTGCTATTCTTGTACACTCTACCAGACTACCTATTGCCTCTATGTCATCTTTAGCTTTATTTATTTCTTGAAATGCGTCCATAAACTGACGCATGTACTTTATCTTGAGGGGAGTAATCTCAAGCACTGTGTCGTCAATTAAATTTATGTACTCGATACTATATATTGAAGTTGCCATATATCTATTATAGCAAAACAGCCCCAGCAAAATGCCAGGGCTGCTTTTTATTAAGTTATATTTTTACTAGCTAGATGCTGTAATGGTACGGTCTACAATCTTTCCGTAGGATGCATTGTCGTTTGGTAGCAAACGGAATGAAACCTCGAACATTGTAGCCTCGTCACGCTTAGCTGATACTGTAACGTTCTCAATTGACAACGCACGGTATGCAACGTACACACGCTCTAGGTTGGCTGCCTCGTCAGCAGAACCTGAACCAGGACCGATAGCAACAAGGCCACGCTCGATAGGAACGTCTCCAATGTCACCTGCGGACATGTCCATTGTTGGGTTTCCACTAACGGTTGCCAAGTCCTCATCCTTGTTGGCCAACGCAAAGAGCAAGTTCTCTAGTGTTGACTCTGCGAATGCTGTGTTCATGTTCACAGTCATTCCCTGCTTGTATAGACGTGCAACGTCTAGCAGCTGGTCGACCTGTACCTCACCAAAGTCTGGCTGGAAAGCAATTTCCAAACCATTCATGGTGTAACCAACGTTACGGAATCCTGCGTCATCTTGCAAGGTGTCCTTGAAAGAAGTACCGTCAACGTAGTCGGGCAAGTCTAGCTCGGCCTGAACGTCAGTAATTGTGCCGTCCGTAGCCTGACCAATTGGTCCAGCCTCGTATGTAAACAAAGCTGCTGCACCAACAATAATGTTAGCACTTGAACCTCTTGAATATGCCATTTTATTCACCTCTTTTTCTTAGAATAAACTGGGCGATGTGTTTCCTCAAGGTAATTATAACAGACGTTTTTATAGTTTTATGAATTAAACTGGAGGGTTCTCGAAACCATCATCAAGTGGTCCGTCTTCTAAAACAACCCTGGTTCCAGGGATATCGGCATTATTAATGTCTTTAATATTTGTGTAGGAGCCGTCATCCTCTATTTGATACTTTGGAGTCATCTGGTGATAGCAGTAATCAATAATTATTTTATTACCTGCGAATGTTCTGGCAGTTCCAAAGTCGATAATGTCTCTTGATTCTTCTAGCTGAAAAACTTTAAATTTATGAAAATAAAACTTATTCTTTAAAGATAAGACTGACCCATCCGTGTCCTGAACATCAAGAGTCTTTCCATATGCCCATTTATTAATTTCTTCGGCAGACTCATCTTGTCTGTCCATGTATCTGAAAATTAATTCCTGCAGCTTAATCATGTTTAAGATAGCGTTATCCTGAGTGCCGTAAAAGTAATATAATGCTTGCTCATCTTTAATGTGTGGAAATGAGGATCTACGCATTTTAAACATTCTGTCATAAACAGCGAACAACCCTAGGCTTGTTTGAAATGTCTCTGTAAGCTCGTCTATAGAACTAGGAGAAGTTGGGAAAAATGGCACAGTATCTCTTCCTTCGCCTAGCTCTTCCGATAGCTTTTCCTTTAAGTAGGCATTAATCCATAGCATAGGAGTATTTAGGTATGATTCTGTCATTAAATCATCCCTCCATTAGCTACCCACCGATATCCAGCAGACACTCCTGCTGACTTACCCATAGTTTTTGCCTTTGGCAAGTCTCTTTTATAGGCTACAGGGTTTTCTAGATACTGAGCTATACCGCTAGTTTTAAGGAATGCCTGAGTAAAGTATTGCTGAAAAAATTGATCAAAAACTCTTTCGAAGCCCCGCTCTACATCTTGGCCACCTGGATTATCTACAGTGACGGGACCTTTAGAAAAGATTGTTTCTCCGTTAACTTCAAATTTTAAGAACTCCCCCTTTTTAGGTCTAATTGTTACACTCTGGGCATTCTCCATCACCTTTGCCTTGTTACGAAATGCGTCGTAAGATCCTTCGGCAAACGAAGTAGACTGAGTAAAAGAACTCTTAAAGGAAAGACCTATATTGCTAATAGTGTAATCAATATTGAACAGCCTAGCATCTGGACTGCCAGTCTCATACCATTCGTACACATGATGAAGCATTGCTGGGTTTACCCTAGCACTTGAATCAATGTATTGCTCCAGGAGCTCCTTCACTGACTCCCCCAGGTTTGCTAGGAAAATTGTTTTACCTCGCTCTGCCCCTTCAAGAAATCCCTGGGTATACTTCATAATGTTGTCCATCTCTCGTGCAAACTTTCGAGAGTCAAATTTTACTGAAATCATAGATTAATCCCCTGATTCTCTGATCTGCGAAGTACTACCTTGTAGTGTTCTATTCCTCCAAAGGGTCCCGCAAATGGGTCAACCTTGGCTACCTCAAATAATGTAGACTTTCCTTTACGGGGACCAGAAGTTTCGTGATATATTTCCTGTCCATCCCCTGTTCGGATATTTGTCACTAAAACATTGGTTATAGCATTTTCTTGAATTTCATTTTCAGATATTCGTATATCGCTTTTTACTCTGCCGAGCAATATTTTTTCTAAAACTATGTTGGGCTCTGCCTTGACTTCTTCCTTGTATTCTACTCCAGCTGAGTTAAACGAACATGCAATGGTTCTGTCTGCGATCCACTGCTTACTAACATTTCCATATTCTCCTACAGTGACTACTGGATAGTAGACATCAGCAAGCATTGGAAACATGAAGTCAGTGGACTCACACTTCATTAGAATACTCCAGGTTTAACTATTGTTTTCGCATACTTTGTTAAAATCTTATCTACTAAAATGTTTCCTGTGCCATCAAAACTTCTGCTATCAAACTTAAGCTTAAATTGATCTGTATTGTAGTCGTTAATATATCTCTTGTAATATTCTAGTCTTCCGCAAGCAATGTCATCTGTAAGCATTGCGGATGCTTTTTTAATATCAGCAGGGACTGTAGTGTAGCCAACTTCTAGAACAATCCTATAATCAAATCCCTTTGGGAAACCTCTATAAGAATAATTCATATCTAGCAGGTCAGAGTTACTGGCTGGAAGCCAATTTGGATGAGACTGCATACGATTAATGGTTCCATCGTAAACTTCTACAATAGCAGATTTGTCTTTTGTGATTTCGTACTTTCTTGTAGCATTCTCAATGTCGTTAACATCATAAACTAAAACATTGTTTTCATATACTTTTAAAATCTTTTTAGCATCTACCCATAACGGAACAAAATCTCCCCCAAGACCGCTGTGTTCAATGGTGTGCCTTGTGTAGTAAAATCCTTGCTTTACAATTGAGTCAATAACTGCCCTGGAGATTTCCTCATACTGGGCATACTCAGCTTTTTCTGAAGCTAGTTCTGCGTCTGAAGACGAGTATGGTCTACGCAATTCGTAAGTCTCTGCGGCAATAATATTATTGCTAGAGTCTCTGAGCTCAATCGAGTAATCGGTGTCGTATCGGGCTGGAAGTGAAATAGAGAGATTGTCTCCAGTGCTTCCTGCAAGGCTTTGAGTTGAAGTAGAGAGGTCCGCCATATCTTGAATATGTGCGGTAAAGGTCTCATCGGTATACCCTGTTGGTACCTCGATAGAAACAGTCTTACTGCCGTATGGCGGAACCCTCAATAACTCCATTTATTCACCGAACTCTTGTGCGATTTCTTCTGGAGTAGCTAGACGGATGTGATCACGTGTAACCCATAGGTCTGCCTGCTCCTGAGTAACAATGTTGTATCCACGATACACCTTGCCTACTCCGCTCCAAGTAACGTTCTTAGTTGAGAATACTGCGATTCTCTCCTTTTTCTCTTTCTTGGGAGCTGATGCCTTCTTTGGCTCTTCTGAAACCGAACCACTTGAGATTACTCCTGATGCGTTAGGAGTAAGAGCAGACTTTTTCTTTCTACCCTTTGATGGTGTGGTCTTAGAACCAATAACGTTGTTTTCTTCCGCAACCTTGTCGTCGTTCTCTTCTTTGATAGTCGCTGTGATATCAAACTCTTGTGCTACTTCTTCCGACTTGGTGGTCTCTTCTACTGATTCTTCTGTGGTCTCTAATGGCTCTGTATCTTCGCCTTCGAAATCCCAATTGTTGATATTTGACATAAATACCTCCTGTAATAAATTATACCAGATTAGTCATAATAAAAGGGGCAGGAGCTAGATGCCCCTGCCCCTAATGGTATGACTTACCTAAGAATTAGGAATCTGCCTCTGCATCAGCAAAAGCAATAGCGTCCTGCTCTTCCCACTGAACGCCGAAACGCACGAATACGGTGTACTCGATTGTGTCCTTCTTGGGTACGTACTCACGGTTAACAGTGATGTCTCTCTGGAATCCCCAAATGCGGTTAGCTGGGAATGTCAGGTCAACGTAACCTGCTGGGTAGTAAGGAACCTCCATTACGTCAATTCCTAGAACACGAGTGGTACGGCTGTCTCCGAAGGTCTGGCCTGCACCGTCTAGGTATGACTGGCGGTTGCTCTCGGTTCCACCTGGGGTACCTGCGAATGCCTCTGCAATTGCGTCGGCTAGGGTTCCGTTGTTCTTAACGATGCCCTGGAATGCGTCGGTACCTGCGTAGAACTTCAGGTTGCTCTTTAGTGCACGGTACTTACGTGGCATTGCAAGAATGATGTCCTGCATTACCTCTGGTGTCCATGCATCATTGGTTACTGTTACAACTGACTCGTGTGCATCTCCATCAGTCTTAACACGGTTTACGAAACCGTCCATGATTGACAAGAATGCTCCATCGTTTGAGTCACCTGTTCCGTTAATAGCTAGATCCTCAATGTCATTTGCAAATGCATTGGTCATCAAGCGAACTAGGTGGTCTTCTAGAGCTGCACCCTCGATGTTATCTTCGAGAGCCTCAGCTGAGACCTCCCAGTCTAGTCGGATCTTTTTGGTGGTTAGCTCAACCTTTGTGAACTGTGCACCAGCGTTGGTGTATGTAGCGTCGGCCTGGTTGGCTGCACGAATAACACGCTCTCCAACATTGACCTTCTCTAGCTCCATGGTGTTCGCACGCATGGTAACTCTACGACCATCTTTGGCGAGAACTGTTCCATCCCAGACGTAGTCGATAAAACGACGTGCCTGCTCTGGACGCAAAATTCCGCTGCCTGCTTCACCCGAAGGATTTACGGCATTAGGACCAGTGGTTACACCAAATTCAGCAGTTGGGATGTTTCCAAGTGTGCTTGCACCTGGATCAGTTACACCACCAATGCCACCAGAAGCAAATGCTCCCTCACCGTTTTCGGTTGGGTTGCCTTCGCCATCTGGATAGTTTTTCTTAATCTCTTCCGACATTTTGTCACCTCCTAAGTGATTATCTAAATAGATCGGCAGTTTTGAGGAAACGACCGCCCCATAGGGATTTATCAGACTTTTCCATCTGATTTTCCTGAACGATCTCGCCTAGATCGCCAGATTTACGGAAAGCAGTGTCGTTTTCTACAGCGTCCACTCTCTTTCCAAACTCGTCAAAAGTTCCCTTAGCTTCGTTGAGCTCATTCTTTACGCTTGCAAGCTCTTCGTTGGCTGTACCAAGGGACTTCTTCAGTTCTGATACCTCTTCATTTAGAGATTTCACAACTGATGTCAGGTCGCTAAAGGCTGTGGTCAGGCTGTCTTTAATCTCAGCAACTGCTGCGACAACCTCATCGGACTTTGACACCTCTTCTGCAACCTCGGCCTCATCGGCTTTGGCTACATCATCAGGAGATTCAGATTTTTCTTCCTCTGCCTGCTCCATCTCTACCTCTACTGACTCATCAGCCTTTTCTACCTCTGCGGTATCTTCGGCTTTTTCTACGTCAGCAGCGTCGTCGGTCTTTTCAACCTCAGCTTCGATGTTGGCGTCTGCCTCTGGAGCGACCTCTGTCTTTTCAACAGCGTCGTTGTTTTCTACAACATTTTCTACTGTTTCATCCATAGGACTTACCTCCTTTGTTATCTTAGCACCAATGCCTTTAGCACTATCTACTAAGAACTTTATCATTTCTGTTTTTTCGTTATCAGTTTTTTCAACGAAACCTATGTTTTCCATCTCATTGCCATTAGTGGGGCTTACTGCCGACTCGTCTTGAGATAGCAGTACCAGACCTGAGTCTTTATCCCAAAAAACATTTTCTGTTTCGACGTCTGCAATTTCACCCTTTACAACATCAACCCCGTCTACCTTTTCGATAGACATGATGTTTGCAAATTGATTTGCAGGATTGTCAACAAGGGAAAGCTCCACCAAGTCATAATCTTTAATTACACGAACTGATGCATCTGATTTTTCATCATATGCGTCGTCCCACTTGTTCATCTTTCCACCAATGGAAAAACCAGAAAGAGTGCCATCTAGAACCTTTTCCCAAGTGTCCTGGGCACCCTTAGAAACGTATGCTGATACGTAAACTCCAGAATAAAATTTGCGTGACTCTGGATCAAAATATTTTTCTTGCTTAAAGGAAACCATTTTTCCAACTGCTGTTGGTCCGTGCATCTCACGGATGTTTCCTCTAAACTTATCAAACGCTTTTAGACTTGCGTCTGTGGTTACAATGTCGTTTTGCTTATCAACGTTATCTACCGTTGCAAAACCAGAAACAATTCGCCTGTCTTTATCTACCTTTGAAAAGGGCATGGAAAGGCGGAGGGACTCGCCCTCTGAGCTCCAACTAGCTTTTGATATAGTCATACTAAGTTTATTATATACCCTTTTTTACAATTTTAACATATTTATAACGATTATTCTGCAGATCTTCCTTCGCCCTGTGGGCTTCTTCCTTCTAGGGTTGCGGCATCATCTGAAGAATTATTAGACCTATTCGCATCTCGCTCCCTGTTCCCTGCAAGATTTGCACGTGAATCTGCTGCCTGTCTAGCACTCATAGTAAATGGAGTGTCCCCATCTTCACGCTGTGGCAAGCCAAGCTCTTGTCTGGCCTCGTTGGGAGTCATAACCTGAGTCTTTACGTAACGCTCCAGAATCTGTGACTGTGCAATCTCATCTGTAAGTGTTAGCTCTTTAAATCTAAAGTCTAGAATATCAGTCTTTTCTTTAACAATTTTGTTAAGCATCTTCTCTAGGTTTTTCTGTGCTGGACGAGCGACTTGCTCTTTAAATGTCCTATCTTGTGCAAGGGCTGACGCAATGTTTGATGCATCGCTACCGCCAATTTTTGAAAGGGGTACCTGGTGGGCAATTAAGATGTCGTCACGATTTTGTTTACGATATTCTTTAAAAGATGCCTCCTGTACGCCATTTTCAATTGGCTCCATCTTAAACTCTACCTTGTTCATATCGTTGTCTCCAGGTAGAGGGATGTACAAGGTTCTGTGCGACTGCCCCTTAAGGCCAGTCTGCAGGAATCTAAACAACTTATCTTCTGCATCTTCTGAAAGCTTTGCACCCTTTAGGGTTACAACATAACGTGGTACAGCCTTGTTGCTAAAGTAATCAATATTGTACTGAGAAGCTAACTGGTCTCCATGTAAAGAAGAAACGGCAGACATAATATCTGGAATACCATAAAAAGTATTAAGAGGTGAATATTCTTTAAAGTGAATAATTTCATTTGGACGCTTGTCTTCGGTTACTGGATTGTCATTCTTTGCCCCAAAATTACGAAAGTAAACTACCTTGTGACCAATAATCTGTACATATCCATCACGAAGTCTGCGTGCTCTCATTGTTACAGAGGGGATGTGTCCTACATATCCAATCTCGCCAGTAACGGTTCTTCCAATTTCTAGATATCCATTTCCAGTAGCCTGAATGTCTGTGTAAACCTTCATCATGGTGTTGGTAAAAGAATCGTCGTCATTCAGACTCTCTATCCAATCCCTCATTTCAATCCTTGCACGCTCAATGCGATTACGAGCACGCTCTCTTTGCTCTGGATTCATAACAGTTTCAAGCTTCATCATTGTACGCTCAGAAACTTCAAAGTCGTAACCTAGTCCTACAATGTTTTCTACCTTTGCATCAATTGCTGCGTGATTGGCAAATGAAGTGTCGTAATAGTTGGCTAGCTCGTACAGGTTCCAAGGAGGGGTAATGACATCAAACATACTGTAACCATTACGGAATACTTCTCCAGGATTGATTTCTTTTGAGGATGCCCCATTAACTCCAGACCTTCCAGACTTGGCTTGGTCTTTGTATCCTGGTGCATTGACATCTGCAGCCTTTTGCATCTGCCTGTCACTTCTACGCTTAAAGTTGTTATTGATTCCTGAAAGATTACGAAGATCGTTCCAGGAGTTGTTAAATGGGTCTTGCTTTTTGAATGTGTCGTCTTCTTTGACGGGGTCATCTGTTTTTACAAATATTCTTTGAACTTCGTCAGTCATTATTCCTCGTCACCGTACATTTCAATTGTGTCCTTAGCTGCTTTAACAGCACCCAAGTCATTAAGGTTTGGAATAAGACCGTTACTCATCCTATCCACTTGTTCGCTGTATTCTTCATCTGAAATTCTTCCCATTCCAGAAAAGAATACTGGTTTACCGTCTGGCTCTCCGTAGTGCTTGGCTGCATCACGAAGCTTGCTGATTTGATTCTGATCATCCCTATAGGACGGTATGTTCAAGATGTTGCCGTCACCATCAGTGAACCATTTACCGTTTGATTTCTGCCATACGTATATTCCCCAGTGATATCCCTTGTCAATCACTGAAATCTTTGATTCGCCCACCTGGCCTGGCATCATTGGATTGCCATATTTGTCTAATAATTCACCACTCATAACCACTAGTATACCATATTAAACAGGTTCACGTATAGTCGACTGCCAATCAACATCTTTATAAAATGTATATGAGTAATCTCCAAACCGCAAGACTTTTGGATTGTCTACGATGGACTTATTGGTTCCTGTGTATGCTGTGTATATTAATTCGGGGTCCAATGAGTATGACTTGATTACTGGGATAAACAAAACTTCTCCCCAGTTTGTTAAGTATTCTTCGGTTAGGAAGTCTCCCCAATAAGTTACGGATTCGTCAATCTCTGTTGTGCTTGGATCGTCTTCTTTATCTAGCATGCTTGGCACTTGAGCCCAAGTTCTGAATATAGTACTTGTCGCTTGCTGAGTTGCTGATAGCTGGTAGCTTGCAACATTATTTACTAGGCCTGGGCCTACTAACTTTATAGTGCCCTGATAATTATCAAAATTTAAAGCGTTTAAATACTGGATGCCAATCATATTCCACTCTTCGGCAAGGACGTAAGCCTCTTTGACACGCTTTCCGTTCAAGTAATAAGAGAGTCCTTGTACTGGCAGCTGAGTGGCAAAGTCAATGGCGTATATCTTACCTCTATTGCGGCTTGAGTTACTTGCCTGGATATAAAATATAATTTTTTGATTAAGACTTTCTATTTCAAATATTTTTGTTGGCTCTACTGGAAATTGCCTTTCAGAATATCTATAAGCTAGCTGGCTTGCCCCAAGTCTATATGTGGATATTCTATTTGGATTAATCTTAAATTCTAAAGCTCTATTCTCGATCTGATCTGGATGTCCCCTCAATCTTATGCCCGTAGTAGATGTTAAGTATAGGTATGGACTGCTGCCTTTGTAAATGCTGAAAGGATTGTTGGTTTTGTAGTCCTGGTATACACCTCGCATGTAGTACGGAACTATCTTTGCTCCAAACCTAGTGCCAACTGGAGTTGGTACATGGTAGCTAAGTGCTTGACCTGCAATCTGAAGGGATTTAAGCCTAAAGTTATTTGTAAATATGCCATCAGAAACAAATTGAATATGAAAAACTACTGCAATTTGATTAAAGTCAACATTTTTAGGAATATATACTATTGTGTCATCTGTTATTTCGTATTTGGAGTTGAGCCATTCTGAGCCTGGATCCACGACTCCAGAAGATGGTGCAGCGAAGGTGGTAGTGTAGTATTGGTCGCTATTGTTGGCTCCAGTAGAAATGTACTGAAAGGATACGAAAGTTCTAATAGACAAGTCATTAGTTATATAGTTGCCTAAAGAGTTTACCCTCTGCAATTTGGGGTATCCCAAGTTTATTTGCAAAAAGTCTAACCCGTAGCTACTGTCTCCACCCTGATCCTCTACAAATTTCCCGAAATATTTTAGTGGAACATAGTCTTGCCAGTAAGAGTCACAGCCAACATCTATTCTAAATGATCCTAAGTAGTATTTTGGAATTAGTGTGTAGGATGCAATATGAGAAACAAATGATAAATCAGAGGTTGACGCTGGAGCCCCACCGTTAAGGCTATCGTCAAAGCTAGTTGTTGATGGGCTACCTCCACTAGTAATAATGGTATAAGAAGTTGATGGGGTCCCTCCGTCTGTAATAGACGCAAGGTCAAATATTTCATCTTCATTTAAAGCTACGCCATTGCTGGCAAATAGTGAAGATATCTTGTTTAAATTTCTTTGAGTAGAAAAGCCAAACCTGTACAAGCTTCCTTTGAATCCATTTGCAAAGTTTGACTGTCCTCCGACATAGACTCTTAGCCTAGTTCTATTATTTAAAAATGACGCTACATTGCTGCCTATTGACTCAAACTCTGCAAAATTAATACCAGCATTAAAGAAGACTCCAGGGGTGTGTTCGTCAACAGAATACAGAGTTTGCTCAGCAGCATCCCCGTACTTGAAAACATAAGAAATGGTAGATCCTGAAACCTTTGCAGATAGATAGTTTCCGTTACTTCTATCTTCTATTCTAAACAAAGTTTGAGTATCTGTAGATTGAGTCTTGAAAACTCCATATACTGCCTCTGTTGACTGCTGAGTAGTGTTAATTGATTCAAAAAGCAGGTACCCCTGTTTTGAAGAAAAGTCCAGAAATGAGACTGTTTCTGAGGAGCTTTCGAATGCTGCTTGCGAATCAGCTATCCATTGATCTGCATTCTCGTCATTCTGTAAAACAATTTGAGGCAACTCTAACTGGGGACCAGATAGTATGTTGTTTTCGTTTGTAAGGTTTTCTGATGTTCCCTGTTCCCACCTACCTATGTCGGGATACAAGTAATTATTAGAATACTCAGAAAATCTATAATCAATAAACGCAGAGTCTCCCCCAAAAGAGGCGTTGATATTTTCTGGGAACTCAACACCCTGGCCATAAACAAACCTACGCTTGGCAACCACCTCTGGCACCTGATAAGAATAAATAGCAAAACAATCTAGCTCAATCATTGGAACATCGCTATACCCATAGAAGCCTAGCCAGTCATTGCTGAGTCCTGCCTGAGAAGCC